CGACTGTACATCGTCGCAGTTTGATTTTCAGCATTGATGATGGTAATAACTCGTACACCATCTAGTTTGGGTTCAAGCAATTTTTTACCAGTGATCTTCTTTTCGTGGTTGGCGCCATCATGTGCTAACATACACTCAAATACTGGTACGGCGTTCTTTTTAACTTTGTTAATTGTTTTTTCGCTAACACCGCATCGGAGATCTTTGATAAGGATTCGACGATACCAATCATTCCATTGACGTTGTGTACTTGCACTCAATGCAAGTTCGATAGCATCGCGGGCATCATGTCCTGTAAGTTGTCTAGTGTACAACAAATGACATAGTTCTTTAAACGCTTCCCAAGGAAGACCTTGCCCATTTGGGCCTCCGTGAGTAGGAACTTTCTTAACACCAAACGTATAGAGATTGTCCAAGGCCATACGCATACCTTCAAACAATTCCACGTTGTCAATTTCTGCTTCTAATATTGCTTCTTTGTTTAGGCGACTAGGATGGTCTTCCAAACTGGAAATAACTCGGTAACAATCAGTCATATTAATGAACGGGTTGGATGAACATACAACAATTATACAACCATTTCAGCAAGGTGTCAAGTGATTTTTACCAAGTTAAACGCTAAAACTTGAGCCGCATCCGCAGGTACTGGTTGCCCCGGGATTTTGGATAACAAAACTAGATCCATTTAAATCTTCTTTATAATCAATGGTAGAACCTGTTAAATACTGCATACTCATTGCATCTATTAACACAGTTAAGCCAGGCCTTTGAATTAAAAAATCATCTTCATTTTGTTCTTCATCAAAAGTGAATCCATATTGAAATCCACTACATCCACCACCTTGTACAAATGTGCGTAGTTTTAATGTTGGGTTGTTTTCTTCTGCTAATAGATCAGTAATTTTTAATATTGCAGAATCAGTGATGTTTATTTGTTCCATGCTAGTATTTATCAGATAAATAGGTTAGAAGATAATTAAAAGGAGAAATTACATGTCTTATTCAGCTGCCGTTATTGATCACTACGAGAATCCACGTAATGTAGGAAAGTTTGATATAGATGATACTGTGGGTACAGGTATGGTCGGTGCACCAGCCTGCGGTGATGTAATGAAATTACAGATCAAAGTTGATCCAGTAACAGGCATAATCCAAGATGCTCGCTTCAAAACTTATGGATGTGGTAGTGCGATTGCTAGTAGTTCACTAATTACAGAGCTTGTCAAAGGTATGTCGCTTGATCAAGCCTCTAAAATTAAAAATAGTGACATTGCAGAAGAACTAGCACTACCCCCAGTAAAAATTCACTGCTCTATCTTGGCCGAAGACGCTATCAAAGCGGCTGTGAAGGATTACAGAGAAAAGCATGATTTCGTTAACTGACACAGCGTCTAAAAAGATTAAACTGAATTTAGAGCGCCGCGGCAAAGGCGCAGGCATTCGCATAGGTGTAAAAACTACCGGGTGTTCTGGATTAGCCTACACTATGGAATATGTAGATGAATATACTGCCGAAGTTGGTGTTACTAACTATGCCCAAAAAGACTTTGTGGTATTAGTAGATGCTAAAAGTCTAGTGTATCTAAATGGATTAACAATGGATTGGGTTCGAAATGGACTCAATGAAGGATTTGATTTTATTAATCCTAACGAACGTGATCGCTGTGGGTGTGGTTCTAGCTTCCGTATTTAAAATCCTAACGAACAATAAATTATAGTATATTTCAAAAAACGGATTAGTTAGATTTAATCGAGATACAGTAAGGTATGAATGGTGTGGAGAAAGTTTTAGGGTTTAACTATAATCTTTAACTGTTCCGCCTTTTAGCTCGCTTTTACGTTTCTTACCTTTAAGTTGAACTCCTGATCCTTTAACGCCTTGTTTGCCTGTTCCGTCAGTATGATCACTATCATGCTTCAACATACCGCTACCAACGCATTGGCTATAACGAACATTGCTTAACCGACTGTGCCCAATCGAGCATTGACTAGATGTAGGAGCAGCTAGTTTTTTTTCTAAAAGATCGTTGATTTTCATTAGCAGTTCCACTTACGTAATGCCAAGGCCTTGCGAGTAGGTTTGCCGTTGGGCTTTTTCATAGGACCCTTGTTGCCGCCCATTCTTGCACAGAAACTTTTACGGCGTTTGGCCGCTTTTGATCCTGGTTTCAACTTGCTTGGTTTGGTAGTCACTGCCATTTGCAGTTTAGATCCGGGATTTTCTCTGCGGTAGCTAGCAACACCTTTGGCATTGAGTCCGCCTTTTTTGCTCTTGCCAGCCGAACGTTTCCATGCAGCCGATTCGTCCAACAGTTCTGAATCATGCACTGATTCAAAGTCTTCCCATATTGTTTCTGCATCAACACCGTGTGTTTGTGCTAGACTTTCAACCATTTCTTCAATGATATCAAATTGTTCGTCTGGAGTTAACCCTTCCGCCACACTTTCGTTAGGCACACAGTTGTTGACTCTAATGCCGCCTTTGATCTTAGTGCCTTCTTTGTGCTTACCCTTCCAACATTTAGGATCTAAACGTTGTTTAACAGCTTCGGTTATAAATTCAGTTGCTCTCATGCTCCGCTCCAAGTTGCGTATAGGCCAGAATCAAAGTAAGTGTCCCCGTATACTTTACTCATTTTAGTTTTAACATAGGCTTCTAATTCTTTTCCCGTGGTGTTGGGTTTCACGTCAAAGGCGAAAAAATGGCGACCGCTAGGTGTTTGACCAATATAATCACCTCCTAGTTGACCCATAACGGTATCGATGTTTCTTTCAGCTTGTTTATTCTGTGAAGGCGTGTTAGGGGCTAGTTCGTACCTCTCAAAACCAACATAACCTTTCATCTCAACACCAGGGATGCCGGCAAGACTAACCCAATTTCTACGTCCGCCGGGTGTTTGCAGTTCACCAGCAACCAATGGCCGTTTCATGATAGTTAATACAATACCATACAATGCCTTAGCAATGCCTTGACCACGATAGTCTTCATCCACTGTAATGGTATCAACTTGTACTGCGTTAGGTAATGGAAACGATTCATGTGGTGTTATTGAAAGTTTACCAACTAATTGACCTGGGGTATTTAATGCCTTTTTGTTAGCACGATTCCAATCCTCTACTCGTTTGTTATATTCCGAATCTTGTTCTGTGGGTTTTCTCACGGGCTTTTGAGATGCATTGATATAATCTGGACCTTGGGGATCCCAAATTTCTATATTTGTACCGTATTGCCCCGGTCCAACTGTATACATAAACCCACTGCCGCCTGGTAACTTCTGTATAGAATCAGGTTTAAATTTTGTGGGAACATATAATGAACTCTTGCCGCCACGATATTCACCGGCGGGAAGAGTTTCAATACCTTCGCTAAATTCACTTAGTCTCATCAAGTATTTAGTAAATGGTACGAAGATAATTGCAGATCCATTATTTAAATACAATCATTCCCAGCATTACTACTTGAGCAATAAACCCTAAACAAATAGTAGAAACATACAAAAAGTTCTTTTCAATTAAACTCTTAAAGAACAATGCTGTCAGTGCGGTCCAAACAAATAGCATAAGATCATATGGTGGTAACTTGTCGCTTTGTGCTAGGATCATTGCAAGTAGGGTAGGAACGGCTGCGAAATGCAGGAGCACAATAGTGATCCAACCTAGTGTATGAGCACTAACATGGCCCAAATGATCCTTAAAAAACGTGTAGACAAAGTTTACCAGTTTAGAGATAAGTCCAATAAATTTCATAGTAGGTCCTTATTTATAAAAAATATGATTTCCAATTTTTGTAATCTTTTCACGCTTCCATCCTGGGTTAATGTAATCTCCATGAAAATACATTGCATCCTTTAAACTGGGTAAGCGGAACCCTTCTAAAAGAACTTTTTTGGCAACCTCTTCACTTTCCTTAAAATTGGCTCGATTAACAGGCCTAATCATAACAGCTCTATCACATACCCAACTAAATTGACAAAGAACTTTTTCGTAGACAATGTTCTTTTGGTAGATAGTTTTGCAAATATCAGCCGGATATACGCCGCTTTCGGTTCTGTTTATTGTTACTTGTGCTACAGCTACCTTGCCTTCAAAGGACTGATTGCCTGCTTCGTAATAAATGTTTGTGGCAAGACATGTTAATTGCCTTTCTCGCATTGCGGTTGTGATTTGAGAACTTTCAGCAGGTATATATTTGTCGAGTTTATCAACAACTACCCATTTAAGCATAAACACTGATCCTATCAATGTTAACATCATTAATGCAAGTGTTACTGCGGCTAGTGCCGTTTTAGAAACTTCAGATGCTTGTTCTCTATCTAGCGTAATTTCAGTCATTCAAGACCTCCTTTTTCGTTAGTTGGTAAAATAATTAGCACACAATGACTATTATAGAGTCAATATTGGTAAAAAGCAACCAATTTTGGTGAAATTGACTATTTTACGCCAATGAGCATAAATCTTGTAAACTTCCAGGTAGGATAGGTAAATTGTTTCTCTCCTGCGTATAACTGCTCAGTTACAGTAAACTGTGCTACAAATTCTGCCAGGCAAGTACTGTGTGTAGTGGTCATTGTGTATCATGTTGTTGCCTTGTAATGCAACAACAGTTCCTTTAGGAATTCTGTGCCACCAATCAAAACTGTCAAAGTGTTCTGTACTGGTATTAATTAGTAAATCAGGTGGGGCTAATTTAATATCTAATTTGTTACAGTCTGCGGTATGAGCTTTGAACTTCCAATCTTTATAGACCCAACTCTCATTGATCATGTCTGCAACCTGTTCACAATAGGGATCAACATCGTAACTTCTAATTGTTCCTATATCTAATTGCCCTTTACTACGTAGTAAAAATGCTGTTACTCCGTACCAACCACCATAGATCCAGGCTGTATCCATATTAGAAAACAGTTTCTCTAGTTCTTCACAGAGCCAAATCTTACTGCCAACTTGCCCGCTACTGAATGCATCTTTATCTACGCTCAATATCTGACTCA